AACAGGCTCAACTTTGCTTAGGTATCAACCTGTTTTTTTATTATTATTTTATCACCCTCTAAAAACTTCATCATAAGTCATTATACCTAAATCTAAACTCATCGAATACATCCAATCACCTTTATTACCATAAGCAGCTTTTTCCTTATCAATAACGTGTCGTTCCTGCATTTCTTCTAATGAAGGAAATCCAGCAAAAAAACTTATCTGCAGGAATACCAACACGTCTTATCATTTTATTCATCTTTAATCGACCATCAATACCCAAAACTGCATGTCTATACATCTCATCAGGAGTTCGAGGATTTCCAAACATCAACCTTTCAAAAAATTCTTGAACCAAACGATAATGAATAGGATTAGTACCCATCGTATCCCAAGCCATACCTATACTCTTCAATATATAATTCTCATAAATATGCTCAGAATCAACAAAATTTTTCAACATAGGTTCGAACAACGGTTTATACGGTAAAACAGGAGCAAGTCGAGGGTCTATATCATTAGCTATAAAATACCTCTTCAAAAACTTTGGACCAACGACTTTTAACAGACCCGTAGTACGATCTGGCACAGATAAAAAGGAATCATACTCTCTATAATCTCGTAAATTCATATCACAATATCTGCTTAAAAAATCACGAAATCCCAACACATTAATAACTGGACGTAAAAAATCAGGACAACACCACAAATGGTCATCACCAAACACCGCAATCGCAATATACCTATAAACAATCTGCTCGGTAATGACAGAAGCAAGAGAAGGATGTTGTGAAATGACATGATTCAAATAAAGAAAAAAAATCAAAGCCATTATCCAACTATCACCATGAGAAGTTTCAAGACCTCCAGAATACATCACACCAGTCATAAATCTCCAAAAAGTGCCTGCATGTAACACAACTTTACTAGAGATAAAATACATCAATTTACGGATCAAACGCTCCAACATACGTCGCTGAGATCTATTCATTTTCTTCCAATTAAAATAACGACATGAAGATGCAATATACAAATATAATTCCCAATCTTTAACCTTCTTATCTAACGCTTCGATATCTCCATCACCAAAGAACATCCTAGGTATATTATAATTCAAATACCTAGCCAAATCATACGCACCACCATGCCAGAATTTCATACCTATACGAATGACATTACCTCTTTCAAAATACATTCTTTCTTTTTGAACGACAGAGGATAAAAAAACCATATTAACGCTTGGAATAAAGAATTCCCGAGTCTTATGCTGCATCTTAATCAAATCAGGAATACTCTTTTCATGCCCAAATTTAAACTCAGCCTTCATT